TCAGTTACCCCCGATATGGTTGCGGAACCATGCATAATCGGCAATTTCAAGATTACCGCGCCCGGCACGGATATTTGAGGCCGTCGTGGTTGAGGTAAGATAAACCATGCCCATCGCATTCGGGATTTGAGCATTCATTACCGCAAAGGAAACTCCATTAAGAACCGTGACATTAGACGCCGCAGTGCCGTTAAAATTTGTCGCGGTAAAAGTGCCGTTTGAGGTTACATTAGAGAATCTAACCGCATTAGCGAAGTCAACAGTAACATCTCCGCATTTAACGCCATCCAGTTTTAACGGGATTTGATTACTATTCCCGCCGGTGACTTGGATATTACCGATAAATGAATTGCTAACATGGCAATAAGGCTCAGCATTACCACCTCGCACCCAGATATCCCCTGCGTTAGGTAAGCCTACATCGTTCAAAATAGCACCGGAGTACCGAGTCATAAATAGCATTCCCCCGACCTGCCCGGTGCCGTAGTTAGGCGTGTACATACCGCCACCGCGCCAGACTAAGTAACCCCCGCTCCCGGTATCTGGTCTATTGGTATAGTCATAGCTGGGGTCTGAATCCTGGGTGAAATATCTAACTCCGAAATTGCCTAACCCAACAGCCAATTTTTTACCCGCTAATCCTACCCCGTCGGCGGCATCACATTCGAAGTGACAGTCTTCGACCCAAACTGGAGAGGAGTTCCCGCTTACAATCATGTCAGCAGCACCATAATAACCATCTTCTACATGAACATTCTTAAAGCGAATGAAGTTGCTGTTATCAGTTGAACGCGATCTAAGGACGTGCAGAGCGGCATAAGTCTGGTAGTCATAGCCTGTGTTCCCTGCGGTCTGCCACACCCCCCAAGTGGGCGACATTCTCCCGCACTGCACAAATTTGCAGTTTTCGACAATACTATCCCACGACCAATCAAAAAGAACACCCGCGCCATACACTTGGTATACTGTAACATTTCTTATATTAACCTGAGTGCCGTTATGGATAACAATACCGTGGACATTAGGGTGTCTACTTGCATCTTGGTTAACACCCCATATATTAAAATCTCGAAGATCGGCATAGCCTGGCCAGAATTTAAGTATAGGTGCGGTCTGGCGGATTTGTGCTACTTCTGTTGGCGCGCAGTGTATCACCCCGTAATTGCGCCATGTGACGTCAGTTCGCGAGCTCGCACCAGAGAATTTAATTTGTGTGCCCGACGGCATCCCGGTAGTGGCATCACGCTGCTTATTGAAAACGCCATGAATTATAAGAGGCCACGTCGCCGCATACTGCCCTGTTGCTGGATTGTAGAAGTTTAGGGCGGGATAGGTTGAATGAATTTTATCCCCCAGTGCCACTCCTCCTAAAATAGGGCGTGTGAGCGTTATTGTTCCCGCAGGAAGAATTAATTTAGGCGAATAGCCTTTCTTGTAAACGTTAACTTGTGCGGCGAAAATAGCATCGTCCCAGTTTCCTATTTTGTCATAATAGAATTGGATATGCTGCTCGGTTTTAAATATGTTGCTGATGGCATGCCCTATAGTACCAACAGGGTAATCAACATCGATGTCGAAACCGATCATCGAAGAACCATTCGGGCTAGATAGCTGTGTCAATAGCCACTGCTTAAACTGGTCAGGATCATATTTAAGCACGTTAGGGAAATAGAACTGCTGCACGCCGAACGCATCGTAAACGGCCATCGAATGGCCCTGAACAGTCACAAACTTGGCGATCTGCCCCCCATACACCGGATACCCACCGGTGTTGATGATGATCGGCTGCGCGATGGGCACGTGCGTGCCGTCCTCGTTCTCGAGATAGACCTGGATTTGGTTCTCGGTGATTGTCGGATCGGTGTCGATTTTACCGATGTAGATCCGGCCGTTCGCTGCTGCCTTGAACGAGCGCGCGAGCGTAAAAAGTTGTGACGGCATCGAAACAACGACGTTCGGGGTAATGGTGTCAGCCATTTATTTTTCTCCAGGCGTACGAAATCCCCACAAGGCGCGGCTTGCGGTAGTGTTTAATGTTGATAACTAGACCACGGTGGTCTTATTGTGGTTATAGCCAGTATTGCTCTATGATGCCGATCCGCTTTGCGAGGTGAGGCATCATAGATGGGAAGAGAAGACCCTCAATTTAATCTCCGGCTGCCGTATGAGCTGAAAGAGAAAGTCAAACAGCGCGCCAAAATGAATGGTCGCTCGCTCAACGCAGAGATAACGCTGATAATTGAAGAAGCACTGGCGCAGCCGCCGAAAATAACCGGCTTTCGCGACGACGCCGAACGCCTGGCGCACGAACACGCCGAGCAGTTCAAAAAGGTTGTGGTCGAAACGTTAACCTCTATGTATCGAAAAGACGAATAACCCCATGCTACGCTTAGAGAAAACATAGGAGTTTTTATGGAAATTATAGCTATCGCGCTGCTTATAGCTTTCTTGGTGCTCGTGGCCCAGTTAGGGCAGATAATTTCATTGCAGAAGAAAAGCATCAGTGAGACAAAAACAGTGGCTGCATGTCTGGACGAAGTAAACCGCAATTTAGGGCGGCATACTGAATCTGTATTCGGCGCCGTAGATCAGTTGAAAAACAGTGTAGAGTCCATAGAGTTAAAAATCAGCGACATAAAATACGTTATGGACGTAATTGAAAAATACAGCCTGCCAGATAGAGAGCAGAGAAAAGTATTAGACCAAGTAAAGATCGACAACGAAATTTATCGGTAGGCCATCCCTGGCCGGTGGTTAATATTCCTTGCCGTCGGCCTCTCCTGAAAGCCAGCCGATAATACCAACTCTCGCGATCTCCTGTTTCTCCTCGCGTGTCAGCGTCCGCTAGAACGATTTCCACGCTAGAGATTTTGCGATACGCGCTTCCATTTTTCGGTTAATTACCTGCTGTCCTTTCTCGGGCAATTTCCCCCCTTTCGCCTGTTTAACGACCGATCTGAATTCAGGCGATGCCAACAGACGATCTGCAGCAACGCTACGTGCCGGGCGGGCGGCCTCCTTGGCTGCCATACCAGCTACGGCGCCGTAGCTCAGCGTTGGACCTACAACAGGAATGTGGCCCAGCACTGTCGTTGCTAATGCGCCTTTGCCGTGGCGATAGATTTTGTCCAGTGTGCCACCTTCTGCATCGAATTGCTTGATGAAAGCGTTCAGGCGGCCAGTTTGGATACTGCTCTCTCGCGCCTGGCGTACTGCCTGCGAAACGGTGAAAAGATTCCGTAGTTGATTGGCAGTTCGTGCTCCGAGTTCCCGCTCGACCATGGGCAGAGTACCGGAAGACTTCATCCCCTGATACCAGTCCACGAAACCCGGCAGATGGAACTCGTTCTCCTTGCGGCTGCCCTGGCTGAAAGCATCGCGCAACGAGGTGGCCACAACCTCACGCCGGATGCGTGGCGAAGGGATATCCTGCTGCAGCGCACGGAATCCCTTCGCGTCGCCCTTGGCTAGATTGCGGATCGCCAATGCTGCTTTTGCGCCGATGTCGCCGCGCAGGTCTTTGCCGAGCAGCCCAGTTAGCGCGTCTTCCATTGTTGTGCGAACCCCGATCAGCTTCTTAGCAGCCTGCCATTTGTCACCCATGCCCGCAGCGACGACCGCCTGTTCCTGATCCGCTGTCAGGTTCGCGTAAAGCTGTTTCAGCGCCCCCGTCTCTTCGTCGCGGAACGGTCCCGAGTTTTTACCGATCGCCTGTCCGATCTGCTTGCGAATGTTGTCCAACCGCGCATAGGTCGGCGCAGTAGCTTCCGTGCCAACAGGAGCAACGGAGTTATAGACTCGCTTTTCCATCGTTGATAGGTGCTCAGCGCCGCCCAGCTCGTCCGCTTTGCCGTCCAGATAGCGAATAATATTGTTGGCTTCGACGGTCTGCCCCTTGGGGATGGCGGCGGAGATCTGGTTATAGAGCTGGTCAGATTTGTTCTGAACAGTGGCAATGCCGCGCTGGAACGAAGACAAAAACTTGTCATTCATCGCAGCTTTATCCGGCAGCGCGCCGGCAGCGTCCGTAAGATCAGTGGCCTGTTTCGCGATCTTAGTGAGCGTCTGGTTTTCCTGCGCCGCCAGCTGCGAACCAGGAACGGATTTCAGCGCCTGTTCGAAATCGCGATAGGCCTGATTGCCGGATACGTGTGACAGCAACAAATCGTCTTCACGCAACCCCAACTGCTTGGCGGCGTCGATAACATCCTGTCGAGGTGCAACATCGCGCGCGGCGTCCGCCATACGCGGTGCAGTTTCTCTGTCAGCGGCTGCGCCAACACGCGCGGCCAGATCCTGCACACCTTGCTCGGGTGGCATTACGGATGCCTGTGCTCCTGGAGGAGCAGACACGGCCTGTTCTGGCGTCGCCGTGGCGGTTACCCCCGCAGCCCCTTCACGCTGCGCAGCGTTGCGAATAGCGCCCGCAGCACGCCCACCGGCGACCAGCAATCCGCGCCCAATCACGCTGCCGGCCAGACCTGTGGCAAGGTTGCCCGACAGATCGTTATTCTGGGTGGACTGCGCAATCGCACCGGGTAGGTTTTCTGCCAGCATGTTCGCCGCTTGCGTTGCGATCCGTTCTGCACGTCCAGCGCCAGTCGCAGACGCCAGCGCCGCCGCAGTACGTTCAGCACCGATGCCGGGGATAAGATACGGGCCGATCTCCGCCCCCAGCTGCGCATAAGGGTCTGTCGGCCGCATGCTTTCCGGTAGTCGCAACTGCATAACCAGCTCTCCCGCCGGTACGCCCGCAGCGCCGAGCGCGGTGTTAACCACCTGTCCAGGGATATTGGCGACGTTCACAGCACTTTGCGCCAAGCCCCGCCCGGCCTGCTCAAGGTTCTCTGCAAAAGTTGGCTCTGGCGCCGCCTGCGCCCACGGTTGCGCCGCCTGCTGTGATAGCTGGGCCAGCTCACCTTCACCACCCGGCTGTGCAGCTGGCTGCGTCCACTGCGCGAAACGCGGGTCGGTAACGTAGTTAATCGTCTCTGCTGGAATTTGCGTTTTCTCACCACGCATAAATTTCCGCACATTGCCGGGGCCCCAGTTATAGGCGGCCAGAGCGTCGGTAACGTTGCCGTGCGCGTCGAGCATTTGTTTCAGATACCGGCCGGCAGCCTCGACCTGCAGCGCCGGGTTGCGTTTTAGCTCGTCAGGATCGTACCCCATGTCGCGCGCCGTATCGGGCATCACCTGCCCCAAACCGATGGCGCCTTTCGGACTGATAGCCTTCGAGTTGCCACTACTCTCCTTGCTGATAACCGCGCTGAGTAGGCCCGCTGGAAGCCCGAAACGCTGCTCAGCCGCAGAAACAATATCGCCACCTGTTTGCGGTGACGACTGTTCGGCCTGCTGCTGGTATTTAGACCACGGCCCCTCTGAAGTTGAAGTGGCCGCCGGCGTGCTCTGATATTTCTCCCAAGGGCCTGCCATTAGTTCTTTCTCCAGCTGTTAGGATTACTCGGGTCACCGCCGATGAACGTATAGCCCCCCTCGGTATACCCGGCTCGTGGGGCCGCAGTACTGCCGCCAGTCTGCCCCGCGTTGAACGTGTCGATTTTCTGCTGGTACGTATCGACCATAGGCTGCTGTTTCTGCAGATATGCTGTCTGGCGCTGGAGCACCTTTTGCCAGTTATCGATCGCGCCGCGCGCAGCATTCGGAGACATGTTCTGGTTGATAGCAAGAAACGCTCGCGCGGCCGCCTGCCCTTCGGAATCCGAAACAGGGCCGGTGCCTTTCATCCCGATAACCCCCATCAAACGCGCTTGCCCCTGCATCTGCTCGATTTTAGACCACGCGTCGGCCGATTCTGTGCCTGGGATCCGCGAGTTGACTGTGCCGCCAAAGCCGAACACACGGTCGAACACCTCGGGCTTTATACTTTTCACCTGGTTGACCGTGTCGTACATGCTGGCCACGTTGTTGGCGCTGCTTTGGTGGGCACCGACGTAATCCTGCATTTTCTGCACGGCCGCCTGCTGCGTAGCCTGAGATTTAGCGTTGTTCTCGCCCGCCTTCAAACTCAGTTCCAGCTGCTTGTTGGCGTTGTCTGCCTGGTTCTTCTGAGCGGTCAGGTTCAGCTGCTGTTGGCCCTGATTTAATTGCCCTTGCTGATAGGCTGCCTGCTGCTGCAGACGCTGCTGCCCCAGATTCAGGTTTGCCTGTGCGATCTGGCCAGTCTGCTGCAACTTGGCGCTGTTCGCCTGGATGTCAAAATATTTGTCCGGACCGAGCGAAGCTATCCCCAGATGGTCCACGAACTGGCCGAAGCCAGCCGGATTCTGCTGGTACATCTGCGCCACATCGGAAGGGTTAACGCCGACGCGCGTCAGATCACCTGCGTTTTTTTGCAGCCACTGCCCCATTGCTTCAGGGCTTTGCGACGCCAGCCGCGCCGACGCCGCCAGGTTGCCGACGGTGTTACGCTGATCTTCATCGACGAAGCCCATACCGTTGCGCACAGCCTCGAACTGTTCGGGGTATTTGGCGACCAGCCCACGCATCGCGCCACGATCGCCCGACGCATAAGCATTGGCGTAATCCTGCTGGAACGCCTTCTGGCGCTGCTGCTGGTCTGCCTGCTTCCAGGTGTTAGCCAAGGAGCCCGCGGCGCCCGCCAATTGCACGCCGAGGTTGTTCTCCCCGGCTCGCTCACGGTCGTTGTTATCGCGGATCAGACTCAGCGCTGTGTTGGCATCGCTGGCCTGCGGTGCGTTCTCATTCTGCGCACCAATACCGGCGAGGAACCCGCCGGAGTTGATATTCTGGTTCCAGGTAGCCATCAGAATCCAATCCCCCCTAAGAGCCCCAGACCTCCGCCAATTGCGGCGCCAAGGCCAGTGCCTAGCCCAGGCACCACACTCCCCAAAGCTGCGCCTGACATGGCGCCGCCAGCCAGTCCGCCAATCCCCAGCTGCAAGCCTGACGGCCGGTTAGCATTGGCAGCCGACAGCGCCGCTTGCTGCTGGAGCAGCTGCCCGGTGTTGTTCGCGTAGGATTGACCGGCGTTGGCCTGACCCTGCAGCGCACCCAAGCCGATGTTGGCGAGGTTCTGGTAGTTGTTCATCTGCCCGGTGAGCCAGTTCTGCCCCAGCATAGGGGCAATCGTCGCCAACCCGTTGCTGGTAGCAGTTGACCCCAACCCACCGGTGGCTTCGGCAGATGCCAATTGCTGATAGCGAGCCTGATTCGAGAGGTCTTTGAACTGACCCGAGTTGTAGTAATCGTTTAGCGCAGACTGCTGGCCGCCGAGCGACGAGAGATTTTGCAGTTGCCCGATGTACTGCTGCGCCAGCGGCGTGAACGGTGCAAGGTTCTGCATGTTCGTTTGCCACATCTCGCGCTGCAGCGCAGTAGCCTCCCGATTAGCATCGGCCGCCGCGCCGGAGCCGTTATCGCCGCCTTTGCAGTACACGGCGCGATCACGGACTTTGTTCATGAGCTGGAAAATTAGCATTTTTGCATGTCCTCATACTGCGAACGTGTGAGCTGATACAGCGTGACGCCAACTGGCTGCCCATCGCTGAGATAAGCATCCTTCAGGTGCCCCACGCGTGTTGCGCCTAGGAGACGGATGATCGCTCGACCGTATTTTGTTGAATCTGGCACCATGGTGATGCTGTTCGTGAATGGCGAATTTGCCAGGAGCCAGCGGCAGAAAAGCCGGTGGCCCTCCAGCGCATACTTACCGCGAAAACCGGGGTCGTAGATGGCGTGGCACTCGACAACGCTTTGCCAGAACGTGCGCACCTCGTGCACCCCGACCAGCATTACCCCCTCATAAATGCCGAGGTAGACCGCATCGGGCTTGATGAAGTAGTGATCGCCGTCGTCGACGATGTTGCCGGTGTTCGCCTGGTCGTTCAGAAACGCCTGCAACCGCACCGGGTTGTCGATTAATTTAATTTCCATCAGTTAATCATCCCGTGAGTGCGCGCCATGTCCTCCAACGCTTTAATACGCTGGCACGCGGCCTTAAACGCGTCGGCCAAGGCCTGAACTTCTGCTTGCGAATAGGTGGCGCCGACGGTGAACGACTGGTCAGCGTTGAACGCCCCTTTGTTCGCTGTACCGGTTGCGGCAGTCCAGCCGGTTTGGCGCGCGCCAAGCACTGACAGCCCCGCTACTTTGTACGACCCGCTGGTATTAACGTTGCCACCAACCTGCAATTTATCCGTGGTAGGCGTTGCGACGTTGCCCACGAGGAACGACCCGCCGGTAGCCTGCACCGACTGGCTCGTTGAAACAGCCTTCGATACCGAGTTGGTTTCCAGGGTATTGATGTCGCTTTCGGCGGTATCCAGTCGGGTGTCTAACGCCGATATATCGTTGGTGTTTTGCGTAATTCGCGTTTCGTGGTCCGCCAGCTCTGCTTCATTGGCTGAGATGCGTGTCTCGTGATCAGCAAGTTCAGCCTCCGCAGCGGTGATGCGTTGCTCGTGATTTGCCAGCGTAGCTTCTGCTGCGGTAATGCGCTGCTCATGGTTGACGAGCGTCGCCTCCGCTGCCTCAAGCCGCGTTTCGTGATTTGCCAGCACCAGGTCCTGCTCGTCATTTTTGACCTGTGCGTCCCATGCGCCCTGTCCGGCTTCGTTCGCTTTCCCGGCGACGTTGCCCAGATCGGTGCCTTGCTGAACGACATACAGCCGATAAGGCTGTGAGAAGATAGGCGGTAGCAGCGTTGCATCGATTCGCGTCATCTGTACCATGACGGGTTTTGTGAGATTGTCATCAGCCACTATTCAATCCTCACCGAGCAGTCGCTCAGGGTTACCGGTGAACGGGTGATCACGCGCACTTTAAAACCGATGTTCTTTCGCACCCGCCCCATTCGGCGCCACAGCACGCGTTTGTCATAGGCAAACGGCGCATTGGCACCGATCATCTGTTCCCGGCCGTAGTTCGAGCCGTCAGCAGTCGAGGAGATAAACAGTCGTTCCGCGTACTGCGAAACCCCTGTCGCCGCTTCGAGTTCGAAGTCGAACACGCGAGCATTGTTGGCTTTGAACATGGGGGTGAACAGCAGGTGTTCGGTCTGTTTGTCGTACTGCGCTGAGGAATCGAACTGCAGGGCGCCGACAACCGGCTCCAGCTTATCGCCAGCGGTGATCTGGTTACCCTCGAACACGTAGTCGACCGCGCGATGCACCTCGTCAAACAGCCCTGTTTTGAGGATGCACCACTGCGCGCCGTTCTGGCTGGCGGCCACGTCGTAGCACAACACGTGCCGCGGTAGATGGACGATAAGCAGCTCGTGGCCGTCAAAGCGAACGGTCTCAAGCACGCCGGTTGCCAGCTCTTCAGCCGTGTAACTGCGCAGCACTTTCTCTACGGTGGCCGTCGCGATCGTCGTAGGCTGCCCGCTGTTGATAAGATAAATCGACGGCGCCCCCGTTGACTGGTGGCTGATGAACGCGAAAGAATCCGCAAATTCGGTCTTGCAATGCGTGCCGGCGATCCCCTTCTGCACCATCAGCGATGGCTGCGCAACGTAGATTGCAGACGCAGTGTCAGTGGCGCCTGTCAGCGAGAAATATTCAATTGTGCTGCTGCCGAACATCACGACGAAATCGCGCCATATGCCGCAGCCGAGAATGCCGTCGGGTTGACTCTCGGCGCTGTAGAACGGGCGGAACCGGTCTGGGTGCGATTCGTCCTCGAGATCGGTAACTCCGAAAGTCTGCGTCCCGTCTTTCACCCAAACATAGCGACCGCGTGCGCGGCAAATATCGCGTACGCTGCCGATATCATATTGGGCGTAAGTTACGTCGCCGATTTGCGCGGGCCAATTCTGCAGGGTCTTGTTCGTCCCGTCATAGCGGTACAGCGTCATCGTTCCGTTGGCGGCGACCGCCTGGCTGGTTGCGCTGTGGGCCATGCTGACGCGTGCATTGCCAGAAACGTCGCCGCGCTCACCAGCGCCTTTGTACAGCTTGCCGCCCGCAACGCGATACACGATATTTTCAGCCTTATTGAACTGCACCCCGCGAGAAGTGCCCGCCACATCTGCCTTTTTCGCCACCCCAGGGAATGAGCGAAGATAGCCGGCGGCGTTCAGCACTTCTTTCGGCGTCGCCAGCATATTGACCGGCAGCAGGTCGACATAATCGGCGTTGCGGTAGTCCTTACCGAGACCTTTAGCCAGTGGAAGAGTCGGCATCGTCGTCTCCTTTGCGATGGAAATAGTGGTGGCCGTTATAGGTCGGGATCCGGTTACCGGAGCCGATAGGCATCCGGTTCGGGTAGCCAGCTTCGCGATAGACTTTTTTCGCGCGCGTCAGCGCAGAGGACTTGACCAGTAGCTCTTTGCCATAGCGTGCGGTGGTCACTACTTTTGCCAGGGGCTCGATCTCGTAATCGGGCGCGATGCGCAGCGCCAGGTTGTGATACACCGCGCTGAGATGCGCCGTTTTCAGTCCGTGGTCGTCGCCATCCATCGCCGGCTCGCCGTTAGCAGCAAACTGATATCCGATATCGATACCCACCGCCGGATCCTCGCGCCACTCGGCCATCATCATTTCGAGGTCGTTCACGCCATCTTCAACAGATTGCGGTTCGACGTCGGTCAGCGTGGCGTTGGAGGCGATGCCGATTTTTCGCAGCGCGGCGAGCACCAGATCGCCTTTTGTGGTCAGGTTCATGGTCACCGCCTACCAGTGATTAAACGAATTCGTCTGCGTTTTCAGACGGGTTTTTGCCTTTACGCTGCTTCTTAATCGGCTCTGGCTCTGGCTCAAACAGTTTTGACGGGTGATCCAGCCAGCCTTCCGCCAGGTGGGCTTCCAGTTCGTCGGTCTCAATCACTTTTACGTGGGCTTTCAACCCCCACACCAGCGTGTCGCCGCCGCATTTGTAAATCATCTGGGACATGGTCAATCCTCAACAAAGAAAAAGGGGCCGAAGCCCCTTTTCAGTTGGTTAAACGGTCTGGTTGGCCAGGCCGACGCCGATCGCTTCCGGCCGTACAGCGCACGCGGCATACCACAGCGCGATACGGCACTTGCCGGTCAGGGTTGAAATATCGCCCTGCGTCGCGAAGATGCCGTTGATGCCGACACCCGGGATGGCGAACGGCTGGGTTTTCATGCCTGCAAACAGTTCGTGGCTAGCCGGGATCGGTTGCGATACCAGGCGGATAGAGTCATCCGCCCAGAACACGTTCGTTTTCGCGGTTTTTACGTTCAGGATATTCACCGCCATCGTGTCCGCCAAAGAGGTATTGACGTTAGCGTAAGCGCGCTCGGCAGCCGTCAGAGAAGTATCGTCCAGTGCCACTGGCTTCGGTGCGATCGTCACGTTGGCACCGTTCACTGCAACAACGGTGAAGGTTGCGTCTTGAGTCAGCACGTTTTTAGCCATCTGCGCCAGATACTTAACGCCCGCAAAGCTGATCTTGTCACCGCGCTTCAAGCCAGTGCCTGCGCTCAAAGTGACGGTAGCTACGCGGTTATCGACGTTTTCCTTGTTGCCGTCGGCATCCAGGCGCCATGCTTCTGGCTTGAACTTCTGCGCCCCAGATACGGTTAACCCGGTCGCAGTAGACGCCGCCAGGGTTGGCATTTTCGGGGAGCGCAACACGTCATCAAAGCCTGCCACTTGGCGCTGAATGGTGCCGTTTTTGTAGGCGTCTTCAGGGATGCGGCCGAACATGTCGCGGTTCACCAGGTCATGACCTGCTTTTTTGTAGTCATCACTGTTGAAGAAGTAGGATAAGCCCGCATCGCGATTCAGCTCGCGTGCAAACATGAACTCTTCAGCGTCGGCGACAAAGTCCCAGCCGCTGCCCGCGGCAGTGCCGATCGGCTGTGGACTGGTTACCACCAAGGAACCCATGTCGACGGCCTGCTGTGCGATGGCCTTCTCGACGTTGTTCGCCAGTTTTTTAGCCGAAGCGTTGATGCGGTGGCGATAGGAGCGCTCGTCGCGCAAATCGTCAGCACGCAGTTGGAAAAAGTCGTTATCCGGCGCGCCCATGTTGCACTTCACCGACAACTCCAGAACATCTGTTTCTTTACCGGTTAAATCCCAGCCCTCCTGCGTAGGGGCTTCCTGCTCTACTGGCAGCCAGAAAGTGTTCCCGGAGCGCTGCATCGACGGCGCTGGCGGTGTGTACTCCTTGGTTTTCTGCGCCATCGGCGTCAAGTTTTGTACGGTTTTGATTACTTCGTCCACCGCGTAGGTGACCATTTGGCCTTCGTTCAAAGACATTATTGGATTCCTTCAAGTTGCTGTTTCAGCTTGCGATAAGTGTCTACGTCGCCTTTGTCGGCAGCGGCGTCGATCTGTTTTTGCAACGCAGCGCGATTCGCGGCGGCGGCCTGGCCCTGCACAGGCTCGTCAACCGCTGGGGCGCCGGAGATTTGCTTACCGCGTGGTTTGAGAGTTAAACGATCTGACAGGCGAGTCAGCTCGATGATGGCCTGCGTTTGCGGCAGGCTCAGGATGTCGCGCGCCTTCTCTGGGTTTGCGCCCAGGTGGTAGAAAATCGCTGCGGATTTTTCAGGGAACAACGCCATGATCTCCGCATCGATGCCCGGAGCGAGCATCGAGCGGAAAGCGTCCTCTTTCGCCTGATAATCCGGCAGGTTGAGTTTTTCGGCCGCGTCGTAGTGTTTACGGGCTGCATCCACATAAACGGCTGACTGCTGCGTGAACGCCTGAGTTTTCTTGCCCTGTTCGGCTACGGCGTTACTGCGGGCATCTTGCGCTTTCATCAGCCACTCGGTATTAGCGGCATTGAAAGCGGCAAGCGCTCGGCTCTGGTCGTAGTCGTATTTGGCAAGGCCGTCGTCGGACAAATACTGGTTAATGTCCGGCTGCGCCGGCAGCTCAGGCGCCACGCGCAGGTTATCCGGCAGTTCGCCACGGCTCACCGCTTCCATCTGCTGCTCAAGCTCGCGTTGACGCTTGCGTTCGATGCGTTTGGCGGCGAAATGGGCGTTTGTCGCCGGATCCTGCTTAGGTTTTGTCTCATCGTCTTTCAGGACAATATCGAAGCCGCTCTCCTGACCTTCGCTGGCGTTGGCATTGTCGATCAGCTGATCATCCGCAGGTGCCGCCTGCTGGGTGACGGGCAGGTTTTGCTCTTCAGTTGCCTGAATTTCGGTGGTATCGGTCATGATTTAATCTCTCGCTATTGAGGAATCTCGGCTGCTCCGCCGGAGGGTTGATTTGCTTGCCGCAACAGATTGGTTAAATCCATACGGCGGGAATGGAGTTGTCCTTGCCCTTTAAGGACAAGCTCAGCGTCAGCACGGGCACTATCGCCCTGCTTCGTCTGGAAGTCGCCAAGCAGTTTCAGCGCGGCGATCACATCGTTTTTCTTGGTGCTGTCGGCGGAAGCCAAAATCTCAACCACACGAGCGGCCGAGACCTGCGCATCGGTCTGCGCTTTGAACGCATCGACCTGGATTTTCGCCTGGTCGTTCTGCGCTCTCTGCAGGTCTGCCTGCCCCTGCAGCAGCACACCCTGCGCCTGCACCATTGCGGCGTCCGGCTGGCCTTGTTGCTGTTGAGCCTGCATCACCGCCTGCTGTTCTTCTTCCGTCTCTGGCTGTTTAAGGCCCATCAGCACCAGCTGCTTGTTGGCATACTCGCGCATGATCTCGACGCCCTTACCATCCAGCAGCGTGAAGTACTGCAGGAGCAGCATCTGGAATTCAGGCGAGCCTTGCGGCACTTTGCCGAGCAGGTCGAGGATCTCCGCCCGGTTCTGCGATTTCATGCTCTGGAACGACGGCCCGGTGTCGGTGTAGGTTTCATACCGGCCGCGGATATCGTTAAGCGTGACCACCTCACCGGTCTGATAGTCCACAACCTGCGTCAGCAGCTGCACGTCCTTTTCGCTGCCGTCAGGGAGCGTCATCAGCACAGTGCGCGGCACGTCGTAGAGGTCATTGACCATTGCGGCATAAACCTCACCGTCGCGGCGCATCGCCGTCGCGAGGTTGTCCTGGAACACGTAGGTTTCCAGATCGGCGCGCATGTTCAACTGGTTGACCGTGTCAAAGGCCACGTTGCCGCCGGCGGCCTCGGTGTCGACGCCGAGCGTCGCGACCTCTTTCACAGCGTTGGTCGCGGCCTCGAGCATATACGCGTTGGCCTGCGGCACCTCTGGGTTGTCCATATAGGCCAGCGGTTGAACCGGCAGTTCGCCGCCGCCATTTTCATCGGTGCGGTTCAGCAGGTAGTAAGGGAAATCATCCTGCCCGCTGTACATGTACTCATACCCGGCGATCTGCTCCGGCCAGAAGAATGGCTTTTTCTTCGGTGTCCGCGCGACAATGTCGGCATTGAACGACATGATCATGTTACGCAGGCGCTGGCCGTCTTTTGTCAGCCGGACGACGCCCTCGTAGACCTCTTTGTCGCCCGCAAACCCCCACTCCCCGTAAACAGGGATGATCGGCAGATGTTCACCAGCGATCAGCTCGCGGTCTTTCAAAATGCACGACGAGGTGATCACGGTTTTGTATACGCGGCGACGCTTCACTTTGCGTTCTGCAATTTTCCGCAGGCCACGCTCGGCGAGGTCATCGATCACATTCGCGATATCGCGCTTGAAGTAGCTCACCGGTTCGCCTGTCAGCGGGTCCTGATAGATGAACGCGGTTTCCTTCTTTTCCTCGACCTCGTAATACTCGCCGACGTAAACCACATCCTTGGTCAGCCACGGGAAAAGCCATGTCTGGTCAGGGTTCTGGAAGTCGGGAATATCGTCGGGGTCGAAACCGTTCTCCTCGGCGTAGCTCTTCCAGCCGTCCATGCTCATGGCGTTGATAACCGTCACGTGCTTGGCGTCGCTCTTATCCATCTGCTTGGCGTTGCTGTCCCAGATGACGTGCGAGGACGCCTCATGGATCGGTAGCCGGCGGATAATCTGGTTATTGCTGGTCGGGTCCTGGTCTTCGTAATCGGTGACCAGGCGCCAGGCACCGACGCCCGCCTCGATCTGTTCGCGCACGGCCACGTTAACGGCAATTTTTGCCGTGTTGTGGCGCATGTCAGTGCGATACATGCCCATCAGCACGTCTGCCGCGTTCGGGTCGGCGTTGTCTTTCGGACGGTAAAGCACATCGATCGGGTTCTGGCGCATTTCTGCAACCAGCTTGCGCACTACCGGGCGGACAACGTCGAATTGCCCGCGGTATTGCAGCGTTGTGTATTGGCTCAGCCAGTCATCCCACTGCGACACTCGCGAAAAATACAGGTCGTTGGTCGCTTCGGTTCTGGCTTCGTCGCTTGACATCCAATCCCGATCGAAGATCGTCAGGATGGTTTGCAGCCTGTCCTGCTGCTTGTCGTTGTCAGCCATCATCTACCTCGTGGGACGTTGGATCGGCCGAATTGGCGCTGGGATTTTTTTATCTTTGGGTGTTCTGATATCGCGCATCATCCGCGCGAAGCGGCGCATCATGTAGGCGTAGCGCACAGCGTCAACGACGTCGTCGTTTGTCTTCGAGATCTTGCCGTTCTCGTCCCTGTGGTAGAGCCGGAACTCTTCGAAGAAAGGCTCGCAGGTATTGAATACCCGGAAGCGGCCTTCCAGCATGAGATCGCGAAGTTCAGTAAGACCGGATTCGACAGAGTTGCCGCCCTCAGCGAAGGTCGCGTGTTCCTTCAGCATCAGGAAGCCTGCGTCGGCATACTGCGTTTTAAGCTGAGCTCCGCCGCCTTTTTCGTGCTGATGCCCGTCGTGCGGCCACGCCACAGGAATGCGTGCTGACCACGATTTAACGGCGCTCCAGGCTTCCGTCGCCGTCTTCTCGCTTTTCTTCCACACGCGCGCCAGATAGAACACGTCTTCGTCTTTGTCCCACCAGAGCTGCACGTGCGCCTGCGGGTGATCCCAGCCAAAGTCCTGCCCGTTGATGACGTAGAAATGCCCGGGGCATTCAAACGGCTGGCACTTGATGGTCTCTTCAGGGATCTGGAAGATTCGCCCGCTACCCATCGTCGGAATGCCTTTGGCACGGGCTTCACGCTCGTGCTCCGGGTACGATTCGATGATCCTCTCGCGCTCGGCGTCGGTGTAGTGCTCAGCGTCGTGAATGGTCATGGTGACCACTTTCTGCGCCTTGCTCGGGTTCTTGATGAATTTCTCAACAACCTGCGACATGCCCATCAGCGGGGTGAATGTCAGCAGCGAGAACTGCCCGTATTTGTTGGTACGGGTCAGGCCTTCGGAGTAAATCGCATACGGTGGCTCTTCATCGAACCAGACGCCGTGCACCGTGTCACCCTGCCAGCGCTGCCGCCCTTGCGAGTACGGTTTGAAGTAGCAGATAGACATGCCATCTTCGACGCCGTTCGGCGCGTGGTGGCGCACCAGCAGGTGATCTACCAGGTTCGGGTAGAACGGCGATTTCTTCCAGCTGATGATGTCTTCCTTCGGGAGCAGGCCGTAGCCTGGCTCGTCGTTCTCTTCAATGCGCCCGCAGAGTATGCGCTGTGTGGTTTTGGTGACGGTTTCGTTGGTCTCGCCACCTACCCAGAACACAACCGGCTCGTTGAACCGGCGCCCCTGCCAGTTGCCATCGTAAGCGCCGTCGGCGGGATAACCTTCAGTGCCTGGGTAGCGGCCTGTAAGGTGAAACGACACCTCGGCGCCGCCAGTGAAGGATTTGCCCAGCTGGTTGCCGGCCATGAAACAGCGCTCGGTGTAGTCGCCGCCAGCGTCCAGAAACTCGCGCTGCTTAGCGTACGGGCTGTACTCGTAGAGCAGATGCGTGCGGCGATACTCGTCTTCCTCTTCCAACAATGCGAGCAGTTCGGCCTGCTCCTCGTCGGTCAGGTCGTCGATGTCAATCGCTGCGTCTACCACGGCTTAGCAACTCCTTAATGCGCGACTGGCGCACCTCGCGATTAGCCGGCGGGGTGACGTCTTCAGTCTCGATCTTGTCTTTGAAGGCCTGCACGCTGATGTGCTTGCCAATCAGCTCAAGGTTTTTCACCTTGTCAGGCCATTTGATTTTCTTCAGGAAACCGACCATTTCACGGTCTTCACCGCGGCCCTCGAACATTTCGGCCAGATCAAAGCCGCTGAGGTAGCGACGCCAAGCCGCCGGCCAGTCAACGATCGGCTTGATGCTGCCGTCATTGTTGAAGATGTCCGCCGCGTCCATCTGGTCGATCTCCACCAGGCGCAGCAGCACGTAATTGGCATCGATGCCCAGCTGCGAAATGCGTTCGCGCTTCAGCTCGTCGATGCGTGCGAGGACTTCTGGCTCTTTCAGCAGGCGCGGGCCAATGTTACAGGCTGAACGGGCGCTATACCCTGCCCGCTCCGCCGCCGGCGCTGCTTTCAGATCGATGATGTATTCGCGGCAAAAAAGCTCTTTTTTGTCCTTGAGTCTTCCTGCCATGATTTATTCCTGTCTCGCTTGGCGCGAAAAACTACGCGCCCGCGGTGGTTGCAATGGAGATGTTGCCTGTACCGTCGAAAGTCGCGGAGCCGGTGACGGCGCCCGTCAGGGTGATCGTGCGCGCCGTCGCCAGTTTGGTGGCTGCGGCTGCCGTACCGTTGCCCGCTAACGCGGTGCTGGCAGTAGTGCCCAGCGCCAGGCTAGACGTGCCGGCGCCGATAGCAGTGCGCGCCGCGGCTGCGTTGGCTGCGGTCAGCACCTGACGGCCGACGGCTGTCGCATCGGTGATATCCGCTGACGTGACATCGCCACCGCCGCCACCCGGGGTGTACTGCGCTTCAAAAGCGGTTGCGGACATGAACACCAGCTGGCCGGTTGCGTCCTGCACCAAATAGCCGCCGACAACAGGTTTCCAGTCGCGCATAAAGCTATCGGTTACGGTAACCGCGGGGTAGCCGCCCTCTGGCGTGATAACGCCGTAGCCGTTGTCCTGCTGACGGATAGCGCTGATTTTCACAGCGTTCACCTGGGTGTTGTTACCTGTAAAAATCGGCCATTTGTTGCTCATGCATCACCTCACTGGAAAAGCGGCAAAGCGTCTTTCACGCCCTGGATCGCCTTAATCGTACGGGTCAACGGAGTTTGCTCAGCCTGTGCCAGCGCATACTGACGGTTGAACAGCTCCAGCTTTAGGGAGTCATCGGCGATGTAGTCGATTGCCTCCTGCGCCGCAGCGGTGTCGTTCTGCACCAGCGACAGGATGCTGAGGCGCAGCTTTTGCTGGTCGGTAAGTTCTGCCATTGGTGAGTCCTCGTGATTGGCGGGTTGTCATTATCGAAGCCCCTCAGCGAAGGGCTTCTGTAATGCACGTTAGGCGTCATGCAACTGCTGTTTGAGCAGATAACCTTCCAGTTGCCAGATTTTATTTCGCGCGTTCTCTCGGGCGATCTTGCGGCCGATCTCTGGGTCGAAGTTCTCCGGGGAGGCGCAGGCCGATTCACCGGTTACGGTGAAACCGTTGGCCAGTTCCAGCACGCAAAACGTCAGCAAGCAGAGGGATTCAGCCACCGGAACTGGGCTGTAACGCTCGGCCTTCTTGGCGTAATCGCCCTGCACACCGTCTGCAGCGGTGAAGTAGTGTTCACCGACGATGATGCTCTCGATTCGTGCGGGCGTGACGCGCGGCGCGGTTTTACCCGCTGCCTGAATTTCTTGTTCAATGGCCTGTTCGGTCATGGGTTAGTCCTCGTAGGGGTTAGGCATACGTTGCGGATGTAGTCCTGCAGGCCAGCTATTTGGCTGCGGGCAGTTTCGATTCGCTCTCGGAGACGGAAATAATCCCGCTCAGCGGCGTCAGTAAGTCGGGGGCCGGTTGCATTAGCCACGCCGGCGGCGCCGGTGGTTGGGCACGTGGCGGCGAGCTGCAGCCGGAGATTGCCAGCGTCAACAGCGCGCTGCAGAACATCGATTTGATTCTTGGCATCGTTCAGTTCCTGGGTGCGGTGTTCGTCGATTGCGGCCACCGCGCGCTGTGTGCTGTTCTGCCAGTCGAGCTGGCCAGACAGCTGGCCGTTTGCCGTTTGCAATTTGTCGCGTTCGTGGCGCAGCGCCTGATTGCTATACGCGAAATATGCAAGCAGGCAGAGCACCACGGCCACGATAGCGGCCTGCCAATGCGGTAACGGCCATGTCATCCGAGCACCGCAATAGCGCGGCAATAGCGCGCGGCGCGCTGGTCGAGAGCATGCAGCGCCGGGTTGATGCGCCGGGTGGCTTCGCGGACATCGGCCGCCACCTGGTTGATGCTGCGCGTTTGCCAGTACCAGCCCGCCGAGCGCGCGGCGTTCACATCGACCATCAGCAGATCGGGATTGGCGACCAGGTCGAGGCCAAGCGCTTTGCCGCATGCTTTGTGGTTGTCGAGGAAGGTGATCTGGATCAGGCCGTGACCGCGGAACTTCCAGCCGTCGCCCGGCAGCTTGTTGCCATAACGCCCCTGGTAAACCAGATTGGCGATCGCCTCCTGCCGCGCCGGGTGGTCTGCTGTGCGGCCGAGCATCGCAGCCTGGTCACGGCTGATGCGGTTACCGAACGTTGTCAGCAGCGCCGCCGGCGTGTAGTTGAACGACTCGGCCAGACGGGTGAAGCCCTGCGACTCGTGGCCGGTCTGGGCGATGAACATCGCCTGCTGCACCGGTGTTGTGATGCCGAACTCAGCCATAGCGGCGGTGATCGGCTTGAACCAGCGCGCTGCCAGTTCGGCGCTGATACCAGCCGCCTGTTGGAATTGGTCTTGTGTCATGGTGATTACGCCTGCGGTTTGCTGTTGTCGTCGCTGACGCCGAAGCGCTGGTTCAGCACGCGGATCAGAACGCCGCGCACCTTCTCAACGCCGATGAAGCCAATGGCACCGCCCAGGGCGATAGTCGCCGCCGGCGGTAAGCCGATAAGCCCCATGCATGACGCCGCTGTCAAAGTCAACGCCCCGCAGAGCGCGCCTTCAAGCAGCATCTGGCGCCAGCCGCCGCCGGTATAGGCAACGCGCAGAATGGTGATCGTGATCGACATAAGCACACCCCCGATAGGCGTTTCTCCGCGCCACCAGGACTGCAGCAGCTCGATCCAGTCGGGCCAGCTGTGAGGGTTGTTCATTTTCATGCCCCTCCCCCTGCCGGCGCGCGGCCAGCTCGGCGGGTTCCAGAAACGAAAAAGCCCCGGCGTGTAGCCAGGGCTGTGAATGGGTTGGTGGCAAGCAACGGAATCGAACCGTCAAACGTGAGCCCCAATTTGCACACGCCACGCCTTGTGAACCTGCCAATATTTCAATGCGGAGCGCCATCCACCAAGGCACCGACACCAACCCCTACGTTGCTTCGGGACACGAAGTTATTCGGATGGCGCTCGGCATTGAAAATTATCGATTTCAGGGTCTATTTAACATAATGAACCTTACGCGCACCGCCGTAACAGCACTCACCGTGCGATCGCGGCGAGCTGCGTGTTTTGTGCAATCTTCTGGGCAATACGGCGGAAAACGGACTGCATAAACCGTGCATAAAACAGGGTGCATTTTGCATAGCCGATTTTATGGCTGAAACGGCTATTTTGAGAGGTTTTCTGGTTTTGAGCGCCAGAAACGACAAGGCCCCGCCGAAGCGAGGCCGTGTTTCACGAGGTCGGTGTGCATATACAACTCTTGCACGTTATCTGTATAGCATAGTTTTCTGTGTACACAAAGAAAATCTTATTCGCACACTTCCGGATCCATGTCCAACGGAATGCAGAACGTTGCCAGGCACCCTTCCAGAAACGCCTCAGTCGAATACAGCGAGCGCCGCACCGCGTTGAGGTCCATGTTTAGCGCCTCCGCTATCTGGCGCAGCGGCAGCCCGCCGATGTAGCGCAGGCCAAGGATCAGCACGTCTTCCCTGTCGCGCAGCTTCTTGAAACGACTGACGCAGCCGTCGATCATCAGCCCGTCGTCATCGCTGCACGATTTGCCGCCCCCTGCCATTGGAAGGCGCGCTGGCGTGACGGACATCGCCGGCCAGTCCACCGACGTGCATTTTTCTTCGCTGATTGCCCAGCGGCCCCACCGCTCTAACACTTCTTGCATATTTCTGCGCATTCGTTGTGACCTCATCAAACTTAATCTTTTTGCAACTTCGCCCGCCGCGCTGTGCCGGTTGTTGTGGCAACGCGCGGCGAACCGCTATTTGTTCGTTGTAACTTGCGAAAAATTACAAGTTCTCCCCTGCTACCACCTGCTACCGCCGCTACCGCCGCTACCGCTCTTTTTGATCCTTATCCTGAAAACGCCTTATATATATAAATGGGGTTTTTAGTAGAAAGGTGGTAGCGGTGGTAGCGGTGGTAGCGCTCTTTTAAAAACATAGTGTTACGGGCGCTACCACCTACAAAATCAGGTGGTAGCAGGTGGTTCCACCCTCACCCATAACTTGTAGTTCTTGCCTTCCACTCGCCGTACCGCACGTTTGTAGCCGCAATTTTGCAAAACATTACTTATTCGCATTTCTTCGCGTTTCCCAATGTTGCGCGGGTCCAGACCGATGGCATCCCGCAAAACGTCAGCAGCGCGTAAAAAATCGCGTGTTCGCGGGACTTCGTCGGTCAGGCTGTCGGGAGCGTCGAGCCAGTTCTCGACGATTTCGAGCCACGCGTCCTTAATCGTGTGTTGTTCGTGTTCCCCTGCCGCCAGCACCTCGGCCTCGTGGAACTGGACGCCTCCGAGGCGTTTAAACGTCTCTCGCGCCTCTGCCCACAGCTGCAGGACATCGGTTTTAAGCTGCTCTACCAGCACCCTGCCGACGCGCAGCGGCAGCCACCGGCGGTTCCCGGTGTCGTCCGCGAGGAACTCGTCCTGATTGGTGGTGCCTATGAACACCAGCCGGCGCGGGAACTGCGTTGCGAATTCCCGGTATTTGGGGATCCAGTTCTCGTGCGTGCGGGTGATGAAGGCCTTGATAGATTCCAGCTCTTTGGTGTGCAGGCCGCGCAGCTCGCCAATCTCCGCCACCAGGCGCCCGCGCATCTTGCGCGCCAGGTCGTCGTCTTTCTCGGCGAACGAGATTTCTGTGAAGAACGACGGATCCGGCGACAGCGCCGCCACGCCGGTGGACTTCCCGCAGCCCTGCGGACCAACGAGGATCGGCACCATGTCCGCCTTGCAGCCGGGCGCCAGTACACGGCCGGCGAGCGCCGTCCACGTATAGAGCGACACCGCGCGGCAGTAGGCCGACGGCTCAACGCCGAAATAGTGCTGGAAGAAATTGTCGATGCGCAGCACGCCGTCCCATTTGAGCGACTCGAGCCAGGTCATGGCGCTGTCGAACGGCTGTTCGTCGGCCGCCAGCATGACAACGTCGCGGATCAGCTCCTTGCCCACCGCCTCGAAGCTGCGGCGCTCCAGGGTGATGCGCAGGCGCGAATAGTCGGCGTCGGCGAACGGTTGCCACTGGTCGCTGTTCTCGGCCGCGAACATGATTTCGTCGCGGAACTGGTCAAAGCGGATCTGCACGCCGCAGAAGTCCGGGCGCATCACCGCCTTGGCGGCGTTGTCGATGGTGGCCTTGATCTGCCCCGTCTTCTCGTTGCGGATGAACGCCGGCAGCGGCGGCTTTTCTGTCGGCGCGACAGGTATCACGTCGAAATCGTTGTCGCGGATGCCGATCGCGTTGAGGAAGTCGCCGTCGTTGCGGTGCGCGCAGCTGGCGTGCAGGCAGCGGAAATGCCCCTGCTCAAATCCGCCGGTGCCCGCGGGGAAATAAGCGGTTGCGGTGTTGTCGGCGCTCTCGGTGCTGTGGCCGTCCTCGAATGGGCAGCGGATGTAGCGCTCACCGCCTGCGCCCCAGTCGAGTGTCCAGTCGTTGGCATCGAGGTAGTCGGCCGTCTCGTCCGTGGCGCCAGCGTCGCGCGCGCTGCGATCGCGCAGCCGCCCTTCTTTCTCGACGACGGTCTCGCCAACCCCGAACACGGTCTCCAACATGCACCACACGGCCTCGAAGTCTTCGGCGCCCAGCACGGGGATCTCGTCTGGCAGGCCGCCGTCCCACTCGTAGCGGGCGCCGCTCGGGTGCGTGCCCAGCGCAACGAACTGCTGGCCGGTGGCCAGGAACTCGATATTGCCGGCTTCGGTGCGCAGGATGCGTTTCGACATCTGGCCTTCGAGCTGGAACGCCAGCAGAAATTTCGGGCTGTTGGCGCGCATGCGTTTGGGCAGCGGGCCGATCATCGTGGTGACCGCGCTGAGAATGGCGTCGGCAACAACCGGGTCGAACACGTCCACATCCAGCGCGCGGACTGTACGCGTCTGCAGCAGGATGCCATAATCGGGTTGCTTCGCCCAGCGGCCGACGTCGTCATCGGTGCTGGTGCGCGCGGTCCAGTCCTTCAGGCCGGCAACCATGCCCTGCCCGTTGTAATGGCTCGGCGTCTTACCGGTGGTTTTGAGTTTGCTGGTCGGTGAGATCGGCGCATCAGGGCGCGACACAACCGGCAGCAGATCGGGGGTCAGCCCCAGCACGAATGAGAAGTGGAACCAATCATCCGGCGCGGCGCCCCATATTTGTTGTTTTGGCATGGGCTACGCCTTTTCTAATTGTTTTTGTTCTCTGCTGGCACTGGCCAATTTTTCAAGCTGTAACGCGCGCAGTTCAGGGATCTCGTCCCCCCACTGTGATACAGCTCCTTTCGTAACATTAAGCAATCGCGCGAGCTTCGCCTTTCCCCCCGCGATTTTAATAGCCTCTGACTTTTTCATAGCAGTCTTCCTAGCTGATGACATCCAGCAAGGTTAAGAAAACTAAACATACAAGTCAAGATAACGATACCCTAAAAAAGTTAAGCTAACTAAACCTAAAGAGGACATCGCTATGATTAACACAAAGATTCGCCAGTCTCGCAAAGCTCAGAAATTAACCCAGGAAGGCCTGGCCAAATTACTAGGATTGACCAAGGCTACGATTTCTCAGTGGGAATCAGGCTCCACTGAACCTAACGGCAAAAACCTTATAGCACTGGCCAGGGCACTGAAAGTATCAGTGGATTGGTTATTGGACGATAGAGTGACAGCGCTACCGTCCGAAGAACCACCAATAGTCGAACCTGCGCGAGCAATAGACAATTTAATTGAAGTCCCTTTCTACAAGGATATTCATCTTTCCGCAGGTAACGGATCCTACGGTGACGATCAAGTTTCAGAACGAGAGATTGTTCGTTTATCTGAAGCAATGCTGCATAAGGCCAATGTAAAAGCACACAATGCCGTCTGCGTTAGGATATCGGGCAATAGCATGGAACCAGTTCTTCCCGATAGCGGTATAGTTGCGGTGGACACAAACAATCGTGAAATCGTAGATGGAAAGATGTACGCAATCGAACAGGAAGGCATGCTTAGGGTTAAACTTCTATACAGAACCCCTTTTGGTGTGCGTCTACGCTCCTACAACGATAAAGAACATCCTGACGAAGTGTATCAAGGCGCGGACGCCAACAAAATACACGTAATAGGCTGGGTGTTCTGGTACTCAGTTCTGCTGTAAAACCCTCGCCTAAAACCCACACCTATAGCTCGCTAAAAATAGCGGGCTTTTCTTTACCCAAAAAACAAAAGTGTAGTTATCTTAACTTTTACTCTTGACAACCTTGTTTAGAGAGCTTAACTTTAACCACGAAGTAAAGATATCTAAACAAGAACCACGCCCCGGAGTGAGCGACGTAATCACTTCCCGGCCCCGAGAGGGACCGACCGGTACCAAGTTCTTTGAAGTGAACTTATCAAGCGTCTTTCGGGGCGCTTCATTAAGCTCATTCTCAACGTTTTTTCCCTTGGCCAAAAGCGCCACCGCTGACTGTGGTCGAGTACCCGACGCGTTGCTTACTGCCATGCAGCACATCCGTAGCGTTTACCGAATTTTTTGACACGCGTTTTACTGGCCGCTTTGAGATAAGCACGGCCTGATCTGCCACACAGCGAATGCGATCCTTACTCTCTTCGGACGCTTCCGAATGACGCGATCGGATATGGTTTTCGACCTTAGCCGCTCGAAAAACTTCACGGCATAGAGGGCAAAACGCTGTCATTTCCCAGGGCTGCATATGAACTCCTAACGAATTTTTTCACAACAACATACCGCGCATTAACGCGACTTTAAACCATGCGTCGGAACCGCGGCGGGGCAAGGAGCCGGCAATGCGGGGCAAAGTGAACTTATCAAGCGTCCTGCGGGGCGCTTCATTAAGACCACTAACAGAGGCAAATACCATGGCAATTAAAAAGGCGCCGTATAGCGCCAAGGTAAAAATGTGGCTCCCTACCATGACCGCTGATCTCGAGGGCGGTTTGAGGGGCTGCGCTGTTGAAATGTTCCGTTATCTCCCTGCCGCCCAACGCGTAAAAGCTCTACACGATATGCAAAAAGCGCACGAAGAGATGTCCGAGCGCGAAGCGCAGAAACAAGCCTCCGCCGAATAAGGATCACCACACCATGAAATCCCTACATTTCATCCATTCAGGCGTTAGCGGCTGCGCTGAAGTGTCTGGCGCCACCGTGTTCGTGCGCTATGCTGGTGCCGGTTTCCACCTGTCAGCCGCCAAAGACGGCCTGCGCAAGAAGATCATGGCCGAGCTGGCGAAAGCCGGCCTGCTGCCGAAAACAATCCACTCGTGAAATTCCCTTGCTGTGAGAAGCATTTGCCCCGTACGCCGGGGCTTTTTTCTATCTGAAAGCGCATCCGGCTAACCGCTATGTCTCGCCCGCTGGCGGCGGGTGCGCTCCCCGATAGCAAAAGGAGCCTTCCCCATGAATTCCTTGAAACAGATGCAACACCGTCACCGTGTGACTGGTGCGGATTTTCACACCCCGAAAACGCGCGGCCTGCTGTACCCGCTGGTTTTGCTGTGCGTTGCCTTTTTCATCCTCCATTTAGCGAGATAGCAGAATGCAAATCACTACCTATAAGGGTTTCAAGCAAGACCTCACCTGCCGCGGCTTTCAGTTTGAGATGGGAAAAACGTTCGAGCACAAAGGCAAGGTAGAAGCCTGCTCCGGCGGCTTCCACTCCTGCGAGTACCCGCTCGATTGCTTCAGCTACTACCCGCCAGCGGAAAGCCGCTACGCCGAGACCATCCCCGCCGGCGAGATCAGTCGTGAAGATGGCGGCGACAGCAAGATCGCCAGCGCCACCATCACGATTAAGGCGGAAATATCCATGCACCAAATGGTGACCCGCGCGATTGAGTGGATCTGGAGCAAGGTTGACAGGTCGTTAGAACAGAGCAACACCGGCTACCGCTCGGCGGCCAGCAACACCGGCGACTACTCGGCGGCCAGCAACACCGGCAACCGCTCGGCGGCCAGCAACACCGGCTACTACTCGGCGGCCAGCAACACCGGCGACTACTCGGCGGCCAGCAACACCGGCGACTACTCGGCGGCCAGCAACACCGGCAACCGCTCGGCGGCCAGCAACACCGGCGACTACTCGGCGGCCAGCAACACCGGCAACCGCTCGGCGGCCAGCAACACCGGCTACCGCTCGGCGGCCAGCAACACCGGCAACCGCTCGGCGGCCAGCAACACCGGCAACCGCTCGGCGGCCAGCAACACCGGCGACTACTCGGCGGCCAGCAACACCGGCAACCGCTCGGCGGCCAGCAACACCGGCGACTACTCGGCGGCCAGCAACACCGGCAACCGCTCGGCGGCCAGCAACACCGGCTACCGCTCGGCGGCCAGCAACACCGGCGACTACTCGGCGGCCAGCAACACCGGCGACTACTCGGCGGCCAGCAACACCGGCAACCGCTCGGCGGCCAGCAACACCGGCTACCGCTCGGCGGCCAGCAACACCGGCGACTACTCGGCGGCCAGCAACACCGGCAACCGCTCGGCGGCCAGCAACACCGGCTACCGCTCGGCGGCCAGCAACACCGGCGACTACTCGGCGGCCAGCAACACCGGCTACCGCTCGGCGGCCAGCAACACCGGCGACTACTCGGCGGCCGAGGTAAGCGGATCTCACTCCGTCGCCGCCGCCTTCGGCATCGAAGGTAAAGCCCGTGCATCCGAAAACAGCGCGCTTGTTCTCTGCTATCGCAACGACGAAGGCGAGCTGATCCACATCCGTGCCAGCAAAGTGGGCGAAAACGGCATCAAGCCTAACACCTGGTACACCCTGAACGAAGACGGCCAGTTTGAAGAAATTGAGGAGTAATCAATGAGCCTGGAATCAAATCTCGAGTTAAACAACAAGCTGGTCGCAGAACAGAACGGCCTGCTAACCAAACTGCTGGCGGCGCTGGCCGGCGGCAAAACCTTCACCGCGGACACCCCGCACCAGCCAAAAGCCGAAACGCCTGTCGATAAGTCGGCAACGGGTAAAGAGGTGCGCAAAGGGCCGTTCTATGCCAAGCACAACGGCACCGAAATCGCCTTCAGGGTTGACACCTGGGACGAATTCGAGAAGGCAAACGCCGACTCACCTTATGGCGGCATTACCGAGATCCACAAAGTCGAGTTCCTGCAGTTGAAAGAGCACCGCCCCTCAACTGAAGTTAAGCCGGTGACCTTAGAGGAACAGCCCTTGCCGGTGGCTGTGGCGCTGGCGGTGCTCTATGGCGACAAAGGTGCAAGCACTCTCACACCTGAAATGATGGCGGGTGCTGTCGACATCGTCGAAACCACAGACGGCAAGAAACGCGACGAGCAGATCGACGCGCTGACGATGGCACTTAAAGGTGTTGACCGTGCCAAGAAACTGCACGGCGCCGACGTGTTCGACCTCGCACTGCAAATGGTTGAGCATTGGGACGCGCTGCCGGGTACCACCGAGCGCCGCGCCTACGCCGACCTGCTGCTGGACACTCCGAAAGAGAAGCGCGCCGATGTGAAGCCTGCCAAGCCGAAGGCATCGGCCAAAGGCAAAAACACCGAGACGGTAACCACTACCGCCGGGGGCGAAGCGCCGGACGCTGCCGCGCTGCTGGATAAAGGCAAACAGCTGATCATCCAGAAAATTGCACCGAAGGCGCCGGCGGACCTGCGCAAAACGCTGGATCTGTTCGGCCTGAAAAAACTCACCGACTGCCCGGAAGAAAAACTGCCAGACGTTGTGGCGGCGCTGGAGCAGTTGGCCGAATCCTTGGAGGCGTGATTCATGCCTGAGCAACATGCACGACTCAGCCCCTCAGGGGCTGAAAAATGGATGAACTGCGCCGGCAGCCTGGCGATGGAAGCCGGGCTGGTTGACGAAGGTTCCGAGTTCGCGCTGGAGGGCACAGCGGCGCACGCGCTGGCGGAGATCGTCCTGCGCAACCGGCTGGACCCGACATTGGTAGGCATTGAGCTGCAGGGCGGCCAGAACGCCACCGACTACATCGGCACTTATCCGCTGGCGAAAGGTGAAGGCAGCGCCGGGCCGCAGGTCACTGACGACATGGCCGAGTTCGTGCAGCGCTATGTCGATACGGTATGGGCGCTGGCCGACGGCAACAGCCTGCTGGTTGAACAGCGCGTCGATTTCTCCGAGGTGGTCGGCGTACCGGAGCAGTTCGGCACCGCCGACGCCGTCATTATCACCCCTACCGAGCTGCAGGTGCACGATCTGAAGTTCGGCCGCGGCGTGAAGGTGGACGCGGTGAACAACAAGCAGCTGCAGCTATACGCCCTCGGCGCGCTGGAGCAGTTCGGAATGCTGCAGGACTTCGAAACCGTCCGCATGTTCATTCACCAGCCGCGGATCGGCAACGAATCAGAATGGGCGATCAGCGTCGAGGAACTGCGCGCGTTCGGCGAACTGGCGCGCGAGGCCGCCGCCGCCGCCATCGTCACGGCGAACATTGCCGAGTGCGAAGGCATCGACACGCTGCCGGCCGACGTATTCAACCCGGGCGAAAAACAATGTCGCTGGTGCAAAGCGGCCGGCGGCCTGTGCAAAGCCGAAGCGCAGCATCACCTCGACACGATGGCGGGCGACTTCGTCGACCTCACCCAGCCGCTGGCGCCGCAGCTGGCTACCGCTGGGCAGCGCGTCGCGGTGCTGACACCAGAAGAACTGGCCGCGCTCTACCAAAACGTGGACGCGATCGAAGGTTTCTGCAAAGGGCTGCGCGGGCGCGTCAACAGCGAACTGGCCGCCGGGCACACTGTGCCGGGGTTCAAACTGGTGGAAGGCAAGCAAGGTAACCGCGCCTGGAGTGATGAAGATGCCGCGCGCATGCTGCTGAAAGATACCTTTCGCTACAGGAACGAGGAAGTGTTCGACTTCAAGCTTATCAGCCCAACAAAGGCCGAGAAGCTGATCAAGAAGGAGAAGCCGCGCCGCTGGACGAAAGTTGAAGCCCTGATCACCCGCGCCGATGGCAAGCCTGCCGTCGCCCCCGAATCCGATCCGCGCCCTGCGCTGGTCATCAATCACGAAAACGACTTTGAAAACGTGGACGCCGTCGAGGCAGCCGCGGAATTTATCTGAGGAGAACACCCTATGAAACTGACTTTACCTAACTCACGCCTGACTTTCCCTTCCCTGTTTGAAGCCTCAGATTTTGATGGCGACGGCAATTTCAAATATCGCGCGGGTCTGCTGATCCCTAAAGGTAGCGACAACGATAAGAAGATTTGGGCGGCGGTTAAGCAGGTCGCAAAAGATGCCTGGGGTGCTAAATACGAGAGCATTTTGGAAAGCATCAAGCACATCCCAAACCGTGCGGGCTATCGCGATGGCGATGTGAAAGGTGCAGAAGAATATGCAGGCTGCATGTTCCTGAATGCGTCAAACAAAGCTCGCCCGTTAGTGATCGACCGCGACAAAACGCCTTTGGTTGCCGCTGACGGTCGCCCATATAGCGGGTGCTACGTTAATGCGATTGTCACCGTTTATGCCTACGACAACAAAGGCAAAGGCATCGGCTTCTCACTGGGCGGCATCCAGTTCTTCCGCGACGGTGACGCCTTCGCTGGCGGTGGTGTGGCCAGCGGCGAGGACTTCGACAGCATCGAGGAAGGCACCGACGCGGGCGAGTTCGTTTAACCCTTCACTTCCCCGGCCGCGCGCCGGGGGCGGAGTTCTCCCGAATGCGAATTTATTTATCGATATTGCTGATCGTGGCAATGGCCGCGGCCGTCTATGGTTTCGCAGTGCCATCGCTGATTTCGGCGCGCTTCTCTTTTGCGGTGCTGCTCGGTTTCGCGATCGGCGCCCTGTTCCCTGCTGTGGTCGCCTTTCTGACCTACAGGCTTTTGTACCTCCCCATCACAAGGAAATTTAAGCGATGAAGAAAATCATTATGGCTGCTGTGCTGGCGCTGTCCGCCCTGGCTCTCACCGGCTGCGAGCGCGCCACTGTACCGGCGGGCTATGTCGGCGTGAAGGTTGACCTGTACGGCGACACCAAAGGCGTACAGCAGCAGGAAGTGGGCGTCGGCAAATACTGGCTGACCTGGAACGAGGAAATTTACCAGTTTCCGACCTTCAACCAGCTGCATGTCTACGATCAGCCGTTCAACTTCCAGACCAAAGACTCGATGAGCGTGTCGGCAAAAGTCGGCGTCGAGTACTACGTCGACCAGAGCAAGGTCTCGAAGGTGTTCCAGACCTACCGCAAGGGGGTTGAGGAGATCACCAGCGTTAACATCCGGCAGAACATCGCCGACGCGCTGATCAAAGACTCCGGCACGATGGACATCGGCACCCTAGCTGGCGAAGGCCGCACGCAGCTGCTGGATAACGTGACCAAAGCCGTTAAGGCCAAGCTAGACCCGATCGGCATCATCATCGTGAAGCTGAGCTGGACCGACGATCTGAAGTACCCGCAACAGGTCACCGATTCCATCAACGCCAAAATCGAAGCCACGCAGAAAACGCTGCTGCGCGAGAACGAGATCGCCCAGACCAAAGCCGAAGCGCAAAAAACCATTGAGGCGGCGCGCGGCGAAGCGGAATCCAATGTGCTGCGTGCCAAGGCCGAATCCGAAGCGATCACAGTGAAGGCCAAGGCAGAAGCCGACGCCATCGCGCTGCGCGCCGAGGCGCTTCGCAAAAACCCCGAAGTGCTGCAGCTGGAAGCGATCGGCAAGTGGAACGGCGAACTGCCGCAATACATGACCAGCGGCGCCAGCGCGCCATTCATCCAAGTTAAATAAGCCCTCCACCCGGCCCCGCGCCGGGTGTTTTGGAGAGCGGGCGATAGCCTGCTGCCCAAAGCATAGAAAAGAGGCACCTACCAATGCAAAAACTCTGGCTCGACCTCGAAACCTTCTGCGAAACCCCGATTAAGAACGGCACCCATGCCTATGCGGAAGGCGTCGAGATCATGCTGTTCGCCTGGGCGATCGACGACGGCCCTGTCAGCGTGCACGATTTCACCGAAGACAAGCATCTGCCGGCGCAACTGCTCGCTGCGCTCAGCGATGAGAGTGTGCTGATCTACGCGCACAACAGCCATTTTGACCGCACCATGTTGCGCCACGCTCTGCAGCGCCAGCTCCCTGGGGTCGTTGCGGGTGGCGTTGAGCGCTGGCGCGATACGATGGTAAAAGCGCTTGCGCACGGCCTCCCCGGCGCGCTGGGTGCGCTGTGCGAAGTGCTCAACGTCGACACCGATAAGGCCAAAGACAAAGCAGGCAAGCAGCTGATCCAGCTGTTCTGCAAGCCTCGCCCGAAGAACAGCAAGCTGCGCCGCGCAACGGCTAAATCTCACCCGGCGGAGTGGCAGCGCTTCGTTGAATACGCCGGCCTCGATATCCACGCCATGCGCGCCGTCGACGCCAAACTGCCGAGCTGGAACTATCAGGGCGCCGAGCTGGCGCTGTGGCACCGAGATCAGAAGATCAACGACCGCGGCGTATGCGTCGACGTCGAACTTGCCGAAGCGGCGATCGCCGCCGTTGGCGATGAACAGCAACGCCTGGCCGAGCTGACGCAAGCCATGACCGATGGCGAAGTCCAGGCGGCGACACAGCGAGACGCTATGCTCCGCCATATTCTTGAAGCGTTTGGCGTCGATCTGCCGGACATGCAAAAAAGTACGCTCGAGCGCCGAATCAACGACCCCGACCTGCCTGCACCGCTGCGCGAACTGCTGACCATCCGATTGGCGGCCTGCACGACCAGCACCAGCAAGTACAAGGCGCTGATGAAGGGCGTCAGCAAAGACGGCAGGCTGCGCGGCACGTTGCAGTTCTGCGGCGCCAGCCGAACCGGGCGCTGGGCCGGGCGACTCTTTCAGCCCCAAAACCTCCCGCGCCCAACGCTGGATCAGGAACAAATCGATCAGGGCATCGAGGCACTGAAACTCGGTGTTGCCGATCTGGTGTTCGACAACATCATGGAATTGACCAGCTCAGCGCTGCGCGGCTGCATCATGGCACCGCAGGGTAAAAAGCTGGTTGTCAGCGACCTGTCAAACATCGAAGGCCGGTTCCTCGCTTGGCTGGCCGGCGAGGAGTGGAAATTGCAGGCGTTCCGCGATTACGACACGTTTATCTACGATGCCGCTGGGCAACGTATTTGGGATGAACTGGCAAAAGATTACCAACGCGCCGGCCACGACCTCTACAAACTGGCATACGCCCGCGCGTTCAACATGACACCCGAGGACGTTGATAAGGCAATGCGCCAGATCGGCAAGGTGATGGAACTGGGGCTGGGATTCGGCGGCGGCGTGGCGGCATTCGTGACGTTCGCGCTGGTCTACGGGCTTGACCTCGAAGATTTGGCCGATGCTGCGCTGCCGAACATCCCTATCGCCATCCAGCGAGAGGCGCAAAGTTGGTGGCAGGCGTCGGTGAAGCAGAAAAAAACCTATGGCCTGTCCGAGCGCGTGTTCATCACCTGTGACTCGCTGAAGCGTCTGTGGCGCAACGCACACCCCGAAACTGTCAGCCTTTGGTCTGAACTGGAGAATGCCGTGCGCCGCGCCATAGCGCAGCCGGGCAAGCAGTTCAACTGCCGGCGGTTGAAGGTGCGCAAAGACGGCTCTTGGCTTCGCATCGCCCTGCCATCCGGTCGCGTCGTCTGCTACCCCGGCGCCGCCATCGTCAAAGGCGATATCACCTACATGGGCGTTAACCCCTACTCACGCAAATGGCAGCGCCTCAAAACCTACGGCGGAAAACTGGTGGAAAACGTAACCCAGGCCGGCGCGCGCGATGTGCTGGCTGGCAACATGCCGGCTATCGAGGCGCGAGGCTACAAGATAGTGCTGACTGTGCACGATGAAGTGATCACCGAGGCGCCGGACAAGGATTTCTACTTCCACGACCAGCTAAGCCGTTTGCTCGCCACTAACCCCGCATGGGCGCCAGACCTGCCGCTAAACGCCGGCGGGTTTGAGGCCTATCACTATCGGAAGGATTAACAGATGTTTACCTACCTAAGACTATTTTTTCGAGCTGCTACGGGCGGATTTGGCAGTACATACAGCCCTGTATGGGACGCAACCCTGCGCCAGCTAATGCAGCATGGAAAGTGCACAGAAGCTGATAAATACTCGGTTACTTTCGTGCTCGGCGGGAAAGAATTTAGTGTTTGGCGCGCTAACGGTTTCTACAGTATGGGGCAGCCTTTCCTCATCGGTAACAAAACTGTAGCGGACGAATGCACATTCCGCCCAGGTATTAAAACCATCGCCAAATTCTACCGCGATTTCGTAATACCAGCCGATAGAGAGTTGCGCAGACTACACGCGGAGCACGTGAACGAATTGTTATCAGTGAAAGGAGCTGGCAATGACCATTATAGAAATGATTAAAAATCTGGCGCATAGCACCGAACTTTTCACCGCCCCGCCAGCGCCAGCCAACGCAAGGGCCGTGGCTTGGGAAATGCGCTACTGGAACAGCGGCTATAACATCTGGGGAGAGTGGGAGCGCATCACAGCAGAACAACACGCAGAGATGAGCGTGCAACACGCAGCGGACAACGATTACGAGTTCCGCGTACTGTACGATGCCCCTCCAGCGCCGGAGGATGGGAATGGTGCATAAAGTGTACATCGCCGGCCCTATGACTGGACTCCCGGAATTTAACCGCCCTGCCTTCTTCAGCATGGCTGAGCACGTCAGATACTCTGGTGACGTGCCACTTAATCCGGCAACCCTACCTGACGGACTCACGCAGCCAGAATACATGGACATTTGCTTAGCAATGATGCGATGCGCCACAAAAGTGATTTTCCTCGATGGCTGGCAGAACTCGCTAGGTGCGCGCGCTGAAATGGCGCTGGCGGAAAAATTAGGTCTGATTATCGAACACCAGGGACATAGCCGATGACCTACATTCGCGAATCAACGATCGAACGGCATCTGGTGGCGCAGGTTAAAGCCGCTGGCGGCACCGCCTATAAATTTACGTCACCCGGGCGGCGCAGCGTGCCCGATCGCCTGGTGCTACTCCCTGGCGGCCGGGCGGTGTTTGTCGAGTGCAAAGCGCCTGGCGAACAGCCGCGGCCCGACCAGGTACGTGAGCACAACCGGCTCCGCGCGCTGGGCTTCGAGGTGGTGGTTTTAGATAGTAAGAATCTGGAGGGAATAATGTGAAAGGCTCGAACATTTTCAACTGGACACGGCGCACCATGTGGCGCGCCGTTTTTGCATTCTGCGCCAGCTTCTGGCTTGGCGTGTTTGGCCTGGTGCTGATCGCTATTGCTGAGTGGGCACAATAAAAGGCCACTCTCACCTACTTACAGAGGAACACAATTCTGAAATTCGCAGTTTTAAGTCCGCAGCTAGATTAATACCGTGCTCTACCGTAGCGACAAGCTGCTTAGAACTCAACCTATCACCGCCTTTAGAAAGCTTATTTATAGAGTGAGAAGTAATTACCTTATTTCTTTGTTCTAAAAGAGCACCGAAAATATCATCAAGCTCTTTATCCTTGAACATAGCTACTGAAGAAATGACTGAAGCAGCCCGTTCACGATGGGTTAAGTCATCCGTTAGTTCCTCCCCGGGCTGCAACTTATAGTAATCGTTATGTATTTTTTGCATATTAAGAATTTCACTGTCGACAAAATCTAAAATACCTTTGATGAAATGAGAGTTAACAAAAAGCAAGCGTGCTTTTTCACTTTCCAGCTTAGATGCGTTTTTGTGTGAAAAATACTGCGTTAAAAACACCCCCAACACTGTTCCTACCACCCCAATAACCAGGCCGGAAAGCGTGCCAAAAATTTGAGTTTCCCACCAACTCTCGGTTGCTTTTCCGCAGTACAACGAAAGCATACATCCCCCTATCCTTAATAATTAACGGGCGTAAATATGGCATCAAATCGGAAAATATTCACCCCTCGCCCCTACCAAAACCTCATTATCGACCACGCGCTCCAGGTGCCCCGCTCAAACGTCTGGGCGGGCATGGGCATGGGCAAAACGGTGGGCACACTCAGCGGCTTGGAGGCGCTCTACTGCTCCGGTGAAGAGACGCAGCCGACACTCGTTCTGGCGCCGCTACGCGTGGCAGCCAGCACGTGGCCGGACGAGGTCGCAAAATGGGGTCACCTGCGCAACATCGAAATGCAGCCGATCGTCGGCACTGCCAAAGAGCGCGCCGCGGCGCTGCTCAACAGCAACGCCAGCGTGTTCACCACTAACTACGACAACCTGGTGTGGTTGGTTGAGCAACTCGGCGGCCGCTGGCCATTCGGCACGGTGATCGCCGACGAGAGCACCCGGCTGAAGTCGTTTCGCCTGCGGCAAGGCGGTAAGCGCGCCGCGGCACTAGCCAAGGTAGCGCATAAGCACGTGCACCGCTGGATAAACCTCACCGGCACGCCGGCGCCGAACGGCCTGATCGACCTGTGGGGCCAGGCATGGTTCGTTGACCGCGGCGATCGACTGGGGCGCACCTTCGGCGCGTTCACCTCACGCTGGTTCAACAGCATTCAGTTCCCTGGCCAACAGTGGTCGAAGCTGGAGCCCTGGCCGCACGCGCAGGAGCAGATGCAGGCGGCGCTCGCCGACGTGACAATCTCGCTGGATGCCGCCGACTGGTTCGATATCGACGATCCCATCCACAACGTGATCCGCGTAGAGCTGCCGCCAAAGGCGCGCCAGCAATACCTGGACATGGAAAAGGAAATGTTCCTCGAACTGAACGGCAGCGACATAGAAGCGCTGAACGCCGCGGCAAAAACAGTGAAGTGTTTGCAGATCGCCAGCGGCGCCCTCTACACCGACGACGCGGGAAGCTGGGCCGAAGTACACTACGGTAAGCTGCAAGCGCTGGATAGCATCGTGGCCGAAGCCGGCGGCATGCCGGTGCTTGTTGCCTACCACTGGAAACACGACCTCGAGCGGCTGCTAAAGGCGTTCCCCAAAGGCCGCCAGCTCGACGCAGACCCGCAGACGATCCGCGACTGGAACACCGGCAAGATTCCGGTGCTATTCGCGCACCCAGCCAGCGCCGGCCACGGCCTGAACCTGCAGGATGGCGGCAACATTCTGGTGTTCTTCTCGCACTGGTGGGACCTGGAGCAGTACCAGCAAATTATCGAGCGCATCGGGCCGACGCGCCAGGCGCAAGCCGGCCACCGCAGGCCTGTGTGGATACACCACATCATCGCTGCCGACACCACCGACGAAATGGTGATGGAGCGGCGCAATTCTAAACGTGAAGTGCAGGACATCCTGCTGGAAGCAATGAAAAAGAGAGGCATGTGATGGGCGAGAATCCGATCGTGTTCACGCGGGATATTCTGTCCCGCTATCAAATTTCAGAAAAAACGCTGTGGAAATGGCGAGACAAAGACCAATGCCCGAAGGGGTTTAAGCTGCCCTTTCCGGCGCCAACGATCCCCGGCAGTCCGAACCGCTGGCGCCTTTCCGATGTGCTGACCTGGGAAGACGCCAACAGCGCAAAGTAAGTTACCCTGTAACCCCTTTCACATAATCCTCCCACACTCCCAACCAATGCCGCTGATCGTCCATGTAGTCGTGCAGATTGTAATGCGCCATCGTCCCTGTCATCAGGTGGCCGAGAATCTTCTCGATTACGTGCGGCGGCGCACCCTGTTCCGACAACTTTGTTGCCAGCGTTCTTCGCAGGTCATGCATCGACCACGGCTTCATTCCGGTGCCTTCGAACACGCGCCGCGTGTAGTTTGCGGCGACCTGCGGCTGAACAGGCCTATCAAATTCTTTCCCAGGCATGGCCCGCTGTGAGGTAACCACATGGCGGGTATTCACCTTTTCGCGATGGGTAAACAGCAACGCTTTTGCCAGCGGCGGCAGCGCGCGGCGGACCGCCACTCCGGTCTTATACTCCTCTTTCGGCACTGTCCAGGTGTCATCCTCAAAATCAAACCAGTCCCAGCACGCCCGGCGGATCTCCGCGGTGCGGCACCCGGTCAGCAGCATAAAACGAATAATCAGGCGCGCCTCATCGGTCTGGTGGTCATCCAACCATTGCCAGGTTTGCCGAATCTCTCGATCTGCAAGATAGCGTTTTTTACGCGTTGGCGCTGTGCCTACGTCACGCGGTCCCAACCCTTCCAACGGATTGGCCGCGATATACCCCCGATTGACGCAAAACTTAAACGCGCGCTTACACAGCGATGTCATGTAGTTGGCCATGACGCTGCTGTCGATTGCGTCCAGCACCTCCAGCCAGTGCATCCGGGCGGTTGACTCCATCCGCAGTTCGCCCAGCTTGGGTTTGATGTGCTTGCGGTACACCTGCAGGTAATAGTCGATCTTAACCGAACCGTTCGGCCGGCAGTATTTGTCGATCCAGTAGTTGAAGGCCTCGTCCACCGTCGGCGAAGCGTTGCGGGAAAGGCGCTCCAAACGAATTTTTTCGCGGGGGTCGAAACCTTCTGTCAACCAACCGCGCAGCACCTGGCGCCGCTCGCGCGCCTGTGCGATAGTCATCGCAGGGTATTCGCCGATCGACAGCTGCACAGGCTCTTTCACCCACCGGTAGCGGTAAAAGAACGTAATTTTGCCAGCTTTGCTGATCCGGGCGTTCAGTCCGTGGCTATCGGAAATGATCTCTATCGCATCGCGTTTTTTACCCAGCGATTTTTTCAGCTTCGTGTCTGTCAACAT